CATGGTGAATAATGAGGTATCCGTCCATACATAAATAGCGTTTCTTCCTAGTTTAGCTCCCATGATCCGTGATCCGGCGGCCAGTCTTTGTGTACCAGCACTATTGGTTGCTGTTGGTGTCCATGTATTTATATCTTCTTGATTCGAGAATCTAATAAACATATCATCTTGAGTAGATGGTGTTCCTATAGTTGTTTCTGTTCCAAATAAAATTAAGTGACGATCGGGTGTAGATACTAACATATCACGTGACGCTGTTGGTGCACCAGTTATGACTGTAGCTCTAGTAGATGTGGCATTAGCCGCCGCTGCATCCCATTCTACCACCACACTATTATGAATTAAAGCAATTACATTATCACCCAAATTATTAATAGACCAAAGTCCTGGATCAGTAACCTTATCAGTGTTAGCCGCAGCTGAACCCCATCCTGTCCAACTAGAAGTATTAGTTACAGTTGCTCCTCCGCTATGTGCAGATCTTGTTGAACCTCTTACGGCTCTTGTAATACCTGTAAAACTTGTAGCAGTTACACCTGTATAAGAAATTTCTTCACTACCTACTTGAAAATAATTTGTCCCTGAAGATGGAAATCCTGTTGTGCTTCCAACATTAATTGTAGTTCCAGATCCACCTGTACCATTGGCATCATCATTTAAACCTGGAGCAGTCAATGTAGTTGTAGTTGATCCTAAAACTTTACCACCAAATAAAGATATTCCCCATCCATAAGCTCCAATTTGTTCAGCTGGACCTACGGGGTAATACCATTGAACTTTTAAAGTTCCTGTTGTAGTAGCACTAGAATTACTATCCATAGTTATTGTTACTTGAGTAGTAGAATCCACTGAAGTAATCATAAATTTTTTATTATCAAAATCGGTAGATGAAAATCCTGTTCCTGCACCTCCTGTAAAATCATCCATAAGTAATATATCACCTTGAGACATACCAGCTGTAGATGCTCCTCCAGAAAAAGTAATGGTTACTGCTGCTTGACCACTAGAAAAATTACACGTAAAGGCTCCATACGAAGACCCAAAATCAGTTTTAATAGGATGAATGTCATAGAAGACACCACCAGTATAAGCATATAAAATACGGTTAGTTCCTATGATAGAAAATTTTTGAGATTCTTTAGTTACGATATGGTGCATTTGTCTAGCTACACCCGTTAGTTTACTTTCTCCTAATTGATTCCAACCACCTATTTTTTCAGGAGTTCCATATCTAAAACGAACGTTTTCTCCTCCCGTCCATTGAGCTTCTGCTCCTGTAGCTGTAACTTGTTTATTAAATCCTGGTAAAAAACCTATCTTTTGTAACATATAAAAAATCCTGTTTATAAGGTTTATATCAGATCTTGGGGAAATTCAAATGGTTAAAGCAGAGGGAATCAGTGGTGGATCATCCCCCTGCAAGATTATCTTATAACTTATTTTTTAGGTAATGTAAAGCCTTTATACCAAGCAGGTAATCCTAAAAAAGGACGTTGATCAAATGCATTTTCTTTAGCTTTTTTAGACCCAGCTTTATTGTAATGTAAAAAAACTTGTGCACAATCTTTGCCTTTAAATTCTTCTCGCCAATGCTCTAAATCACATCCAGAATATATTAACATATCTCCTGGTTCTAAATCTATTTTAACACCAGCTTGACCTACTTTACCAGTAGGGTCTAAATATATCGGCCATGAGTCTCCGCCTAAATTTAATGTAGTGGATATCTCACAACTAAATCTATCTTTGTGTCGAGCTAATACATCTCCTTTTTTATATATTCTTGCATAAGAATATGTTTCAGATAATTTAAGACCTGTGTGTTTTTCCATAACGGGTTTAACTCTTTGTAATAATGTTTCCATTACTAAATCTGCATAATGTGAATATGTATTAGGGACTTGTTGATCAGTCCATACTCCCCAATAATCAGTAAAGGGAGATATATATTTTTGATCAAATAAAAATCTCGCTGTTTTTCTTTTATTTAAAAAATAAGCAAAACAAAAATTAGCCATTTCTCTACTTATAGTTTTTTTTAAAACACTGTATTTATTTTTTTTAAACGACATTTAACACTCCTTTTGGTATAGCTTGACAGTTCCAATGTATGAACCTAAAGGGTTCATATCCCATATCTACTATATATTGATGCGGCATATACGACGGAAAGAATATCATTCTTCCCGGTTTAACTGGATAATTAATTTGCGATGACGCATAAGTTACTTTGGTTTTATCTTTTTCTGGTAAAAGATTCATTACATTACCTGGTCTTGGGTCTTCAAAAATAGGTAGTGATGTCTTTTCACTAGCTTTTAAAAAATAAAAACCAGAAATATGACCATTCCAATGTGTGTGTAATGCGTGGTTTCCACCACCTCTTTTAGCAAACTCTTGTACCCACATTTCTGTAGTAAACAATTGATAATTGGTTAAATCAAAACCCATTTCTATTAATAAATTATGTGCTGTTGCACCTATGTAATCTTGTAATTGTTTAAAATTAGGATCTCCTATTAAAGTAGTTGAATGAAAAACATTACCCATATCTCCTTTATCTCCAAACTTTTTATTTCTTTTATCTATGTCTTTTTTCAAATTCTTTTTAGATGTCTCAATATATAAATCAGATGCTTGGTTTAATTTATCTACAAACGCAGGCTCATCTGCAAACCATATAGGACATTTAAATAAATCTTCTCTTTGTAACTGTTTTGGAAAAATTGTTTTATTTTTTTCTTTTCTTCTTTTTTGTTTTAATTTTTTATTCTTCATTTATAAGGCCATCCTAAATTCCAAATTACTAAACTATGTCTTGATCCTTTTTTAACTGGACATACTCTATGCCAAACAAATCCAGGAAACACTACTAAAGATCCTTTAGGTAATATTTCTTTGCATTTATGTACATTAGGTTTTTTATCAGGATCTAAATTTCTAAAATCAAATTCTAGTTCTCCACCTTTATATTCTTTAGGGTCGGATAATGTTACGGTTACCGACAGTTTTCTAATTTTACCGTTTGCTGGATCACCCATTTGTCTTTGATAAGGTTGATCCCAACCATCACAATGCCAATCGTAGTATTGGCCTTTATTATACTTAGTAAATTGACAGGCTTCTGAAAAATCCCATTGAAAATTCCAACCTGCACTTGCATTTGCTTGATGAATATAGGGTTGTATTTCTTTATAAATCCAACGATCTGACATCCAAACTATATTTGAATCTCTTTTCTTTTTTAAATCTTTAATTTGTTTTTGATTTAATTTTTTAACATCACCATAACCACCTGTAGTAGCTAAACCATCTTGTAATTGTTTTCCATAACGTACAATTTCATCACAAATTCTGTGAGGGATTGCTGATTGAAAATACCAATAATAATTTCTAAGGTTCATATGTCTTTATAAGACAATTTATATATGAAATAAATATTAAAGTAAAGAGAATTAAGAAACCGTTACAGTATTGGTTCCACTTACAGTAAATTTAGCTATTTGTGTACAACCTGGTGCAGGATTTATAGTATTTGTACCGGGAGATACTGCCACTGTGACAGAACTTGGAAATCTTAAATAAACAATTCCTGATCCACCATTAGTGTTTCCTGGTGAACTACCTCCACCACCTCCACCACCACCTCCGGTGTTAACAGTTCCATTTACACATCCAGCTCCACCACCACCAGCTCCACCAGCTCCTGGTGAACCACTTGGGGCTCTTTCACCACCTCCGCCACCACCAGCGTATGTCACAGCTGCTCCTGAAATTGAATTTGGTTTACCATCTCCTCCAGGTCCTGCGTATGGACTTCCTGGGCCATTTGCTCCACCACCTCCACCACCTCTACTGTTAGGAGAAGCTCCTCCTGGACTTCCATAACCTCCAAAATCACCTTGCGGTCCTCCTAAAGCTGTTGGTATCGCAGGGAAATTTCCTGGGGCACGTCCTGGTCCTTGCGCACCAGTACCACCACCTGAACCTCCATTTCCTCCTACTAGACCAACTGGTCCACCGCCACCACCACCGGCAGCAGTACGTGTAGCACATCCATATACAACTGAAGAGTCAGTTCCATTACCATCATCGCCTGGTTGACTACAACCTGCTCCTGTTCCACCTGCTCCTACAATTACGTTATAAGTTGAGGGACCAAAAGTAAGACCTGCGGCACAAGCATTACAATAAGAAGTTAGATAACCTCCAGCTCCTCCACCACCGGCTCCGTCTCCAGCTCCTCCAAATCCGCCGCCACCACCGCCGCCAACAATTAAGAAATCTGCTGTTGTTTCTACCCAAACTGATCCATCAGGCCATGAATCATTTTTTCTAGCTTGAAATTGACTTTGCATTGACCACATACCGGGCGCTGCATTTAATTCTTTAAATACTACAATACCTGAACCACCAGCTCCAGAATTATTATTTCTAACTCCTGGTGTTCTTCCAGATCCACCGCCACCGCCACCAGTGTTGGTAGTACCTGCAGTTCCATTTCCTTGAGATCCTCCAGCTCCACCACCGCCAGCTCCACCAGCTCCAGCAGATCCTGTAGATCCGCCTCCACCACCGCCAGCATATGTTGTACAATTTAAAGGACTTGGTGAACCTGCTCCACCTGCAGTTGCAGAGCCTGATGTATCAGCTCCTGCTGCATTTGCTCCACCGCCACCACCTCCATAACCAGCATTAGGGTTAGCAGTTGTATCTCCACCATCATTTCCTTGTGGAGGAGTTGTTGGAGGAGTGTTTCCACATCCTGCTGAATTATGATCGTTTGATCCAGCACCTCCGCCAGATCCACCATCTTCACCACCTGGCGTAGGAGAAGCACAATGTCCTCCACCTCCACCACCACCTGTTGATGTATATTCTGTACTTCCTACTGTAATTTTTGTATCTTCTCCTGGAGTTCCATTACTTGTTTCACAACCTGGTGCGGGAAATCCTGCTCCACCTCCACCAATAGTTACGGGAACATTTCCGGGAACACTTATTGTTGTAAAATTTCTAAAACCACCAGCTCCACCGCCGCCGCCAGAGTTTCCATTAACTCCACCACCGCCACCACCTGCAACTACTGTTGCATCGACAGCTCTAGTTCCTGATAGAAAAGATGAACATCCTGTAGCTGTTACAGTTGTAACTTTATTCTTACCAAATGAAGCTGCATTTGATGTTCCTATTATACCGCCGTTTGCTGATCCTGAAGGACTAGCCATATGAGTCTCCTTATGCGGACACCCAAGCTAGCGCTGATGCATCCCAATTGAAATTTGCTGGTTCTGTGTCGTATGATTCTGTTGAAGTGTTCCACACCCCTTCATCTTTTGCAACCCATCTTAAATTTTCTTCATTCCAAGATATAGAATACCTTTTATCTCCATCATATGTAGTGATAGTTGGATACGCAACTGGCGCTTTCCAATCATCATTAGCATCTAATGACCAAGAAGCAAATGTTTGAGGGTTTAAAAATTTATCTTTTGCAGCGTCATATACATAACCTTTACCTGCATATTGTTTTCTGAAATTATGATTATAAGAAGTTTGTTTCCAGCTTCCACCTTTAAAGAAATTTACACACCATGTTTCTCCATCAACATGCATGTCATTATCTCCAAGAGTTCCTCCGCCTGCAGCAATATCATTGCCTACAACAACTACTCTTTGTACCACTTGATGTGTATCTGACGTAAACCCTGTCGGATCTGTTACTGATTTAAGTTCTGCGAAATGTGCCATATTTATACTCCTTAAAAGACCTATATTAATTTAATTTTATCTTATTGTCAACTTACCTATGTTAAATGATATTACAGTTTTTTTACCCTTTTTCTTGGTTCCTGTATTATGATTTAAGTTGCTCTTAAATATCAATAATTGATTTATTTTGCAAGGATATTGTACATATCTATTTGAAAGATATGTAGGATTAGAGGGAGGTAAAGTCATATCATCTTCCCTATAAAAATATATATGGTCTGAGGGGTCCGAGTCTACATAAAAAGCTCCTGACACGAAGGACCCAGGATGGGTATGTTTAGCTAGATTATCATTCTTAAAACTTAAATTAAACCAAGAACTTTCTACAAAACATTGATTAAGAAAGGCTTGATCATAACCTAATTCTTTAAGAAATATCTTAGAATGATTCAAAAACTCATTCAATAAAGGTTTAAAAAAATCATCTTTAACTAAATCATAGACGTTATGTGATGTGTCTACATTTAAAATTTCGTTTCTATTTAATTTATATTGTTTAGCTATTTTAGAAATGTGTTTTTTAATAGATTTTAAATCTACATTTAAAGAAGTTTTATAAAGGGGAACAGGAAAAAGACTGTCTATTTCTTTCATTAGGTCTTTTTAATATACTATACTGTCAATGTTCCGTCTACTGTAAATGTTATTACTTTATCAGATCCATCAGTGGCTATTGTATTAGTTCCTGGAGCGGCTGCTAAACATCCTGGCGCACAAGCTGTAGCAATTCTAAGAACAACTATACCTGAACCACCAGCTCCACCTCCGCCACCACAACCAGGGGCTGCTCCACCACCTCCACCACCACCAGTGTTGACTGTTCCTGCTGTTCCTGCTCCGCCACTTGCATTACCGGCTCCACCACCACCTGATCCACCAGCTCCTGGATTAGCACCAGGTACACCACCACCTCCACCACCACCTGCGTAAGTAACTGCGGCACCTGTAATTGAATTTGCTGTTCCTGCTCCACCGGCTCCACCTGTGTCGGGAGGAGAACTTTGACCTGTACAAGATGCTCCACCACCTCCACCACCAGATGAAGGAGGAAAGTCCATACCATTACCACCAGGATTACCTTGTGGTGGACTTGTTGGAGGTTCATTACCAACACCTCTGTGTCCAGGATTTGTTCTTTGATCTGATACACCACCCCCTGATCCTCCGGGATGACCTGCTCCTGCTCCTACTGGAGGAGAAACTGGTCCTGGACCTGATCCACCACCTCCACCACCGGCTGATGTAATAGTTCCTACAAATGAAGGTTCTCCACTTGCATTTTCTGTAGGAGTACTACAACTAGTAGTTCCACCAGCTCCTACCTGAATCGTATTAGATCCGGGTGCTAAATATACTTTTGTTCCACCTGGGAAAGATGTTCTGAATCCACCAGCTCCACCTCCACCACCTTTTCTATAACCACCAGCTCCACCACCAGCAACTACTAAATAATCAAATGCTGTAAATGGATTGGCTGTACCTAAATTTATGTTTGTTGATGCTTTAAATGTTCCTATGTAATCTGTTCCATTAAAACTGACAGGGGCACATGCACTACATGTTGTGAAAGGAGTTGTTGATCTTAAAACCACGACTCCTGGACCACCTGCTCCACTAGTTCTTGGTGAATAAGGAACAATACCTCCTGCTCCACCACCTCCACCACCAGTATTAACAGTTCCATTTACTCCATTTGTTCCTACGGGTGAGGATCCAGCTCCGCCACCACCAGCTCCTCCAGCTCCACTACTTCCTGGTCCGCTTTCACCAGATCCACCACCACCACCAGCGTACGTTGTATCTGTTCCTGTAATTGCATTTGGTGCTCCTGCACCACCAGCAGCTCCAGCGTTACATGCTCCATTACCTCCAACGGCAGTTGCTCCACCACCTCCACCACCACCGGCAGAACCAGGTGCTGGTATTTTTGATCTTCCACCAGCATTTCCTTCTGGAGGTGTAAATCCACCTTCGTTACCAGCTCCACCAGGAGAGTTATTTCTTTGACCACCTCCACCACCAGATCCACCGTCTCCAGCAGCTGCTCCACATGGACCTCCTGCTCGACCACCACCTGTTGATGTTATTGTATCGAATACTGAATTAGTTCCTTTATTACCAAAAGTTCCACCGGAAGGTGTAGTTATTGCTGCACCACCAGCTCCAACTGTAACTACGTGAGTTCCTTGTTTTACACTTAATGTAGATCCTCGAAGAGGAGAAGGTCCGTAACCAGAAGCTCTATAACCTCCAGCTCCACCTCCACCACCTGCATATGCACCACCACCAGATCCACCGCCGCCGACTACTAAATAATCTACAGCTGCAAAATTATAAACCCAATCTGAATTTTTTACGTAAGAATATACGGTGCTCATTTGCCAAACACCTGGTGCAGTTCCACAAGCTGCACATCCGTTAGTTACAGTATTAGGGGGTCCAATTATTCCGCCATTGCCAGCCATAATTTAAACCTCCTAAGCGTCGTCTAAGACTTCATATGATATGAAAAGTTCTAAGTCTCCCGTTGCGCTTGCTCCTCCTTTAAGACTATCACCTTCCATTAAATAAATGGGAGTATCTGTTACTACTAAAGAAGCATCCGCTGGGACTGAAATTGTTTTTGCTAAATATGTTGTTGCTGAAGCACCAGTTGGTGTTAAACCATTAGCTGCTCCTGTTCCCATGCCATCAACATATAAATTTAAATCTGCTGCAGCACTTCCATCAACATTTGCGCATACTATTCTATTAATTTTTAATATTTTTTCTGCATCAACTGTTAATAAAGTTGCAGTTAAAGTGTTGGATAAAGCCCAACCATAATTGCCACCTTTAATATCTGTAACATTTACTATATTTGGATTTGCCATAATTTAATTTCCTTTGTGTTTTTTATCCGAAAATCATTGCCATTGCAATAGCTTTTCCTGTTGATATTCCAGCTGATCCAAAGCTAAGAACTCCTGAACCATCAGTTACTAAAGCTTGGCCATTTGTACCATCTGCTGCCGGTAAAGTATACGCAGGCTGAGCCCCTGTAGTGCTGGGAAAACCTGAAGAAACAATATCTGTTCCATTATGGAAACATAAAACTGTTGCTCCAGTAGGTATTACAATTCCTGTTTGACCTGTTACTTTAAATGTAATTGTATTAGCTGCTGAACTTTTAGTTGTATTATCTACAATAATAAAAGGTTTTTCAATATTAGCATTAGGGTCTCCTGCTTGTGCAGCTATATCTAAAACTCTGGATCCACCAGTAGTTCCTGATAAATTAACCCACATAGCTCTACCATCGTAAGTCCCTGTAGATCCATCTGGAATAGTTAAAGTTCTATCAGCGGTTAATGCAACATCAATATACCCAAGGGTATTCATGATGAAATTTAAATTGTTATTTGTATTTGTACCCCATGTGCCGGCATTTTCTCCGGTTGCCATTAATTGAATACCAAGACTATTATATGTTGAAGCCATTGTAAAAATCTCCTAGTTTTTTAGTTTATATGTTCTCATTAGTTTAAAGTCAATAGTATTATGCAGGTGTTTTATTCGTATAAGTAGCACTTGTTCTTGGTGTTTTATTGCTATAACTTGCGCTGGTATGTGGTGATTTATCTCCATAATATTTAAGCACTAAACCTGGTCCGTTTACACTAGCTGTTAAAGACTGTCCTAGGCCCACTAAACTTGCATTAGTCTGTTGAATCGTAGTAAGAGAGCCAGCAGCTGTAGTAGCAGCAATTCCTGTTAAAGTTGTTAACGTAGTTGGAGAAGCTGTTATAGTACCTAACGCAGTGGTAGCAGATTGTGCTGCTAAAGTCATGATAGGATCAGAAGTTGTTGTTATAGTTCCTATATCAGTATCTGCTGATTGACCAGTTATACCTATGACATCTGCAGGATTTAAAGTTCCTACAGCTGATGTAGCTGATAAACCTACTAATCCAACTGAATGCTCGTCAAGCGAAACATTTCCAAAAGAAGAAACTAATTGTTGACCGGTTAATGAAAGAGTTAAACTTGCATCAATAGTTAGTGAACCAACTTCTGTTTCCGCTTCAATACCTGTCAGACCAACTATTTGTCCGGGTATTTCTGTTAAAGTTCCTAAAGATGTTGTAGCTGATAAACCAGTTAAAGTTTCAATTGCACTTTCAACTGAACCCCAACCATTTTCACCCCACTTAAGTGTACCCCAACCAGGTTTTACTTCTATTAGTTCTGTTAAACTTCCAACTGCAGTGCTTGCTGATTGACCTGTAAGAGTAATTACTTCATCAGAAAGATCTCCCCACTCGCTATTACCCCAACCTTTAGCACCCCAGCCAGTAGCTAGAACAGTCGAACCATTCCACTGAGATTGTCCCCAGGTTAATCGTCCCCATCCCGTAGACATGGGCCTCCTATGCTATTTGAATAATTGCGTTGCCTGCTGTTTGTGCTGGAAATTGAATTGTAAAAGTTCCAGTTGTCACAGTCTTGTCTGCGCCAAAGTTAATTGCGCAAACCGCTTTATTTGAATTCGTTGAATTATAAATTAAGCATCCTCTTGCTGTAAATGATGCTGTTGATCCCCATGACGTGCTTGCAAATAAACAACACGCAGTGTCACTAGATAAAACTGGAGTTGTACTTGTTAAAGCGTTTCCACCTGTTGTGTATCCTGTTGAAGTTGAACTAACTTCATAAGTGTTAGTTGGATCAGCTGTACCATCAGTTGGTGCTGTGTACACTGTAGTTGATTTACTTAAAGTTGCTGAACTTGTGTATAAAGATAGTTTAAATGCGTCTGTGCCATTAGTAAAATTGTGACCTTCTACTAAAATTTCTTGTTTAAAGCTATTACAAATTGCCGATACTATTGCCATAATTTATCTCCTGTTACTGAGGCGGTGATTCGATTGGAATACGTACAGTACCATCTGTGTAATCGTCTCTTCTCCGTCTCCCTATTTGCATACTTGCAAATTTCGCTAGTTCCTGTTTATACTTTTGTTCATATAATGTCAACATATCTGCAGGCCCTTTTAAGAAAGAAAAAGCTTCTACTAGACATGCATATAAGAGCCCTTGAGGGAAATATTTACTGACATATGTCCCAGAAGTCTGTGTTTCTAAATCAGGTGGAATCTTATTCCAATAAATAGTATATAAATAATTTTTATCAGGAGTAGGTGATAAATAAAGAGCACCTGAGGTAGTTGAAGTTGTACCAGTAGCTCCTCCAAACATGGCATAATATTTAGGAAGTCCTGTAGTATCTTGACCTGTTTGACTTCCTTCAGGACCTGTTAATTCCCCAACATACTCTTGAATAAAAGTTTGATCTCTTTTTAATAAAAATTGTCCTTGACCTGTTCTAGAAGATGTAGAGTCAAATACTTGAACGGCTCTAACAAATAAACAACCAGCCGGCACATTTATACTATTAAAATCTGTAGCTAATTGAGCATCTGATCTAACTCTATCTGAATCCATAGGGAGATCATATGCAATTCTATATTCTGCATTTTCAATAAATCTGTTTATAACTGCTTGAGTAAAAACCGTGCTGTCTACTTCAGAATAATTTCTAATATCTGTTGTTAAATTTGAGTAAGTATATCCTGCCATTATGCTTGTAAAGTAACCGGTCCTACTGAGATCGGGTACCCTCCTCCTGTTTCTACAATTGTTGCGTTTGTATCAGCACTAAAATAAAACCAATTTCTACCGAACTGTCCAGTATTATTAGGTCCTGTTGTATCAGTTGCGCCATCAACAAATTTTCCTACAGTTATAGTGTATCCTGCAGCTTTTGCAATTGTTGTTCCTGTAATTCCTCCCACTCCATCCGGAGTTCCATAAACTCCAGCGGCACCGGGTGCACCTCTAAATCTTTTTACATCTCCTGTTGTATATCCATGTCCAGGTAAATTAACATTAACGATTGGAGAACCAATTTGATAAGTTACTAATGGATTAAATCCTAATACATCAGCTATACCAAATTCTGTTCTAGCTGGTTTTGCATGTTGCAAAGCTTGTGGATCAGCGCCCACGGGTCTTGGACTTATTTGAGGTTGTTTAGGCTCATATTCAGAATTATGCACCCAAAGACCATTCCATTCTT